TTTCGGGAACAGACCGATCTCTTTGTAGGTATGATTTACTGCAACCAACGGGATACTTTTCATCTTGAGATACGGTGTTGCCATTCGGAATAGTCCCTTGAGTGCTTTCGCACGAGACATATCAGCAGCACTGTTTTCATTCAAAGCATCATCAAGTTCTTTCTTTGATGCCATGTTACCGATAGAGTCGATGACGATAATGACGTCATCTTCACGGTCGATATTTTCCAGTTGGTTTATCAGGTCAAACTTTAGTTCCTCCACGTTCGTAATCGGAGTGTGGAGCACTCTATTTAGGTCGATCCCAAAAGAGTCAAAGTATGCCTGAGGCGAACCAAACTCTGAATCATAGAACAACAACACTGCGTCGGGTTTAGCATTCAAGTATGCCGCTGCCATCAGGAGTGCAAAGGAAGTCTTAAAGTGTTTACTTGGTCCGGCGAGGACAGTAAGTCCAGGTGTCACACCACCAGTCAAACTGCCAGACAGAGCAACATTGACCATAGGAAAATCGGTCTTTACCATATCAACTTCGGTAAAGAATTTAGATTCAGACAGAACCTCAGAAGTTTTAACTTTGCTGTTCTGCTTCAGTTTGTTCATTATTGACATCAGTCACCTCTTCAATATCTTGAATTTCGTTTTCTGTTTCTGGATCACGTACACCATCATTAATTACCTTCGACTCCTCAAGCAGTGAGTAGTTTGAGGAGAATCCGAGGAAACAATCCAATAGTTGTCGTTGCGGACCATCAAATCCTCGAGCGCCTGTTTGGTCTAGGAATCTAGCATTTGCGATATTAACTCTAGGTTCAGACATAAATGACTTCATGATAACATGCTTGGTCATTTTATCAGGAAACTCTTTGTCGATAGCATCATACATTTGATTCACATATGCATTCTTAATACTCAAAAACCCATTCACTGCACATTTGATATAACTTGCTTCAATTGGGTTGCATACGATACCATTGGGTAAGATTAGATCACTATAGAAGTTAAAAAAGTGTTTCAGGTCATTGACAGATTCTTGCACACCGCCCATGACCATATAATTCGGTGACTTGAAGTCTGTCGCGAATGCTTCGGGTCTTGTAAAACACGGCCAGTAAATGAATCGATTAATATCCTCGGGGTCATCGATAGTGTTACACATCCTCTCGACGATCTCAGGAGTCAGGTCAGAACAAACGGCGATCGCCGACTTTGTCCTTCTCAGGATCTTCAAATATGCATCTTCGACTTTCGATGCGTCCATCCTACCAGAATCATGAATTTCAATATCATAACAAACGAACACTAAGTCAGGCGCAAAGTCCATGACGTTATCAATCGTGACATTAAGTTCGTCGTCTGCGATGAATACATTGCACTGATTCTTGTCAAAGCACGATTCAATTGCTTTGCCGAGATCAGTATAACCCATGATTGCGACTCTAGGTTGTCGTTGCCTAGTTGCGAGTGGCAGAAATACTCTTCTTTGTTCAGCCATAATTTCCTCCAAAATGATATAGAAGATTATACATTAATTTTTAATTTTCGTCAAACGAAACATTCTTATATGCAAACTCTAATGCACTATTTGCCTCAACCGTGAACGGTCTGTTTTGATACCAATTGCCAGTCTCACTATCAAACTCACGGCATAGCGATTCAATTTGATTTGCAGTTATTGGATAGTCGTTTTTGATCGCATTACAAGCGATGGACACCATTATTCTAAACATCGTATGATACCAACCAGTCTCATTGATTGACATGTATTCTTGTGATAATTTTTTCGGGAAGAACGGACAATCTCGATACGACGACCATTGAATACTGGTATTGTTTAGTTTACTCTTGCGATGCTCAATCACTTGTTTCTGCATCTCAAGCGGCAACTTATCTAGAAAAGAATTACCAGTAGGTGGAGGGATATATTCATACATCTGCTTCAACTGATCGACGTCGATCGGGATACCACCTGTATTGGATTTGAAAAAATTATATGCACCTTGATAGTCAGCGGGGATATAATACATGCGACTACTGTCTTTGGTCTGCGGATCACCCAGTTCACCAAGATACCGATTGAGGGCATACCAAAAATGTCTTATCTCATCAGCCGCGACAGCACGAGTCAGTTCAAAGACGAGTCGAAACTTGATCTTCTCGGGAGTGCTACTGGCAGTAGAGTAAACGCAAAAATTACGATCACTGAAAGTGTCTAGTATTTCAGATAAATTGCCTTGGTACTCGTCGACGTCTACTGCTGCCCACTTGCCCCAATACTCTACATTCTTGTTCGAACGTGTCGAACCTGCAACGTACACCGCCGGACTTATGAGTTGGGCGTCTTTTTTACTCGCGAGAGGCGTTTTAGAGAGTTGCTCGAGGAGATGCACGAATGAACCCCAATCAGGAAACTTCATGTAACGGTGCGTTTTATTATCAAATGCTGATTTAAAAATAGTTAGTTCGTACATTATGAATACAGTGCATATGCGGACATTATATATTTGTCGTGCGATAATGCTCTCAATCCTGTGTGAGGATATAACCAGTTAGGGGGGAATACAACACAACTGCCTTGCTTCGCCTTGATTTTGTCAATACCATAAAACTTTGTCTCGCCGCCTTTATCAACATCGTTCAAGTAGAATAAAAATGCGATCGCCCTTCTAGAGACGGGTGCTGAAGTTATATCAACGTGCCTATCATATCTGTCATCTGAACCTTTGTCATATTTTTTGACCTTCGGTTCAGACAATTGCAAATTCTTTGGAACAGACGTAGTCCTCAAGTCAGTGACATACCGACCATAGACTGATCGAATGAGATTATCGACCACGTGAGATAAATCGGGGTCGTTCATCTCCTTCACATAGTATAGTTTGAATTTGGGGTATCCGCCCTTGTCAATATGATCCCATCTTTCTGGGTTCTCTTCAAATCGGTCAATTATATACTGACAATAATGAGCAGGTATGACATTATCATACACCTTAACATAATCACCCAAAGAATTCATCTAGTGTCGCCTGTGGTTCAGCAGTCCAACCAATTGCCTCAAGGACTGGTTCAACCACCTTGAGGAATGCCTTTTCAAACTGCGTTTCATAATCAACATAATCGTGCAAACCAAACTCCTCTGGTAGGAAATCTGAAAACGCAATAATGTTCTCAGATATGGGGTTGGGCACTTTCAAATATGTAAACTTAATCTTGTCTCCGTCATTGATAACATTATATCTTTTTTCGAGTGATTTATCAACGACAAGTTTGTTGAAGAGGAGAGACCCACGCACGTGGATCGGCGTACCTTTCTGATACACTGTCGTATCGTCTTTCCAACCTGTCACATTCTTCACGCCACGAGGGAACGCCACTTCATGCGGCGGGAGAGACTTGAAGTAATCTTTGAACACACGGATAGATTGTTGAGTGTCCTTCTCAGTGCTCGAAATGATCACCTTGAATAGTTCTTTGAGTGCAGTCCGACAAGAGTTCGGGGTCGATGACTTCACTGCCTCGATACCCATAATCTTGAGTTTCGGCGTCTTGTATTGCACTCCTTCATTGTTGTGTACGTTCAAAATATATCGTTTCTTGGCAGTCCAGATACCAGCATCAGCGATTGCCTCGCGACCCATCACCATCCTGTTCTCAAAAGCATTCATATACTCTGACAAGTCACTGTATGCTCGTTGTAACAGGGGTTCAAACTGATCCCGTGCGATCTGATCAAGTTTCTGCACTGCATCTTTCTTGCCATTCTTTTCAAGGTTAAACTTCTCGACGAGTGGACCGAAGTTGATATAAACCGAGTCAGTGTCAATCGCGATCACATAATCAACATCGTCGGTTTCGAGGATCTTGTTCATGAATTCATTGACTGTTTTTTCTGCCCACAGGATCGATAACTGACCACTCGTGGTAATCGCCTCTGCGATGCGGTGATCGTAATAACGGAACCATCTGTTACCGATCGCACCATAGAGTGAGTTCATCATAATCTTAATTGCCATCTGCTGAGTATCAAGAGTGGTGTTCATCTTTTCATACTCATAGGAAGTTCCCTCTTCCTCGATCTTTTGTTGGACACTCAACATCTGACGTTTGATTCCTTTACGTTCAGAATACAGACCGTCAATGATAGTCGGGATGACACCCTTGAAGTCTTTGCGGAAGTGCGCACCGTTGGCGGCGATCGCACAGTCAGGTCGGCGCGACTCTGGTCGAGTTTTATTCAGGCAGTTTTGAACACTGACCCCCGATGTCCTGTCTACCATCACAGTTTCGGGTGACATGTTATACTGTAACATCAGGTGAGGATACAGAGAGTTCAAGTCAAACGAGACGACCCAAGAGTGACGACCGATGTGCGGACTTTTTACAAAACCACCTGGAAGTTCCTGCTTGGGTTTATCGTCTTTCTGAGGCACAACGACTTTCTTAGCAGTCAGAGAACGATAGATGTAGGTGTCCCAGAGTGCTGTGGTACCAAACGAGTCAGTGTAGTTGCAACCTGCCTTATAACCCATAGTCATCGCGAGAGTGATGAGACCCATCTTGTCCTCGATACGTTCGACCAGTTGTACGTCTTTGATATTATAGTCGATAAACTTTTGATAGTCGTGTTTGTAGAGTGAGTGCAGTGAACCAAACTCCTCGTATGACAACTTTTTCTCGTCGAGAACGACGTTCGCAATATGATCGAGTTTGTATGATTCCTGTACACCGAACGAGTAAACACCGAACTTCTGGAACAGGTCATAGTAATCCAGTTGCTCAATACCGACGATGTCATATGCCTGTAGGTGTCGACCGTTGAGAGCAAACTTCTTCTCGCGAACCATACCCCAAGGTGACATCTTTTTGTATGCGTCTGGTTCTAGGATATTTTGCATTCGATTGATCAAGTACGGCAGGTCGAATAGTCGACTGTTCCAACCAGTCACCACATCGGGGCAGGTGGTATCGTTTGACCAGAATCCGATAAACTTCTGGAGTAGATCAACCTCGTGATCGCAGTGAATGTATCGAACGTTTTCCTCACCGACGATACTCGTCGTGGAGTCATAGTCACCTAGACCCCAAACAAAGTATGTGCCGCTCTGATTGTTCTTGAGGCAGATAGAGATTACCTCTTTGGTTGCCTCTTCAGGGTGCGGGAATCCGTCATCAGAAGCAACCTCGATATCGATAGTTGCCACGTTGACGGTATCTCGTTCAAATGATATATCGTTGGGGAATTGCTCGTAGATAAACTGTGAGACGAAATTGTTGATGCCATACACCTTCATGTTTGACACGTTTTCGTATTGATGAGAGAAGTCAGTTGCCTCTTTCATCGTGTCAAATACTCGGGGAACGACTTTCTCACCAGTCAGTGTTTGCCAGTCTGATTCTCGATTGGCAGTGACGAACATGGTCGGTTTGAACGGGAACCGTTTCTTGACTTTGATACCGTTCTCATAACCACGGTAAACGATGTTGTTACCGATACGTGCAACAGACGTGTAGAATCTCATAAATGCAAATCTTTACCACAAAGGACATTATTATACACGATACTTATGTCGATGTCAATCGATCTCTTTGCCGATATCCTTTGTTGTTTCATGCGAATAATAAAGTGTGACAGCAATTGCTATCATGGGGCACAACATGACCGCCCCTATTCCTAATACATCCATATTTATCTCCTGAAAAAAGGGGACTTGCGCCCCCTTTAGTTTCTACGCCCTATGAGTGTCAGTGGATTCTTTTGAATCCCCCTTTTTCTCCTCAACGTAGTACCAGTTCCCTGTGATTGGATTCTGACGGTGATTCTCAGACAGGTGCTTCAAAACGATCTTGATCTGTCTTGCCTTCACCACCACTTCTTCCATTTGGTTGGCGCTAGCAAAGGAGGAAAAGAGACACAAGGCGAGGATCGCCCAGTTTTTCATCTTAGTCCTCAGTTAGTAGTTGTTTATCCGTTGATCCAATTGGGATAGTACGAGGACGCTTCTCTTCTGGGATTTCTACTCTCAGGTCGATGACCAGTAATCCATCTTTGAAGTCAGCTCCGTCTACAACAACGTGTTCAGACAGTCTAAAAGTGCGAGTGAATTTCTTTGCAGAAATGCCACGGTGGAGATACTCACGTTCTACCTCTCCGTCTCCAGTCTTACCGCCTTGTACAACAAGGATACCGTCTTTGACTTCAACCGTCAAGTCATCAGACGAGTAACCTGCAAGTGCAAGTTCAACCGAGAAATGTGTTTCATCTTTTTTGACTACGTTGTGTGGAGGATAGAGTTTGTTATCTGCCATATCTGACAGGCGCTCGATCTCTGACCAAACGTGGTCGAATCCGATGAAATGTGAACGTGGAAAAGAAAATGCTTTAGATACCATAACGGATCTCCTTATATTAAGCAAGATTGTTGTTATACTCTACCAGACCATTCTGCGTAGAGGAGTGTCGACCCGATCCCGCGGTATCGACGCTATTATTTATACGCAAAAAAGTTTCAAACGGATCTCTTTGCGAAAAAATTTGTATATATAGTATTACCGTAACAAAACGGAAACAATTTAGAAATATTACGCCGTGAGGTGACAACACTGTCGAGATGACAGCAAGGAGAAATCCCATGAAAAAGATAGCAATCCTATTATTGCTCGCCCCATCATTTGCATACGCAGATGTCCTTCCTACCAGATCACTGGAACCAGTCATTCATATTGTCGACAGCACAATTTATGTCACTGACAAGAAAGGCAACGACTGGGCAGTTGTAACAAACTGTCAGATAGAACGCAGAGAAGTCAAAGAGTTTACTGT